TATGAATCATAAGTCCATGCTCCCTGCAGCCTCAGGGAAACGCGACAAACGTGTTGCGAAGGTTAGAGCAGCGGCTCCGCCTCAAAAAGGTGTTGGAAAGACGGTTTTGAAGGCCCGCAGTGGTGGGGTGGTTAAACTTCAGGATCAGTCGAGTACAAGTGACGTTTCCTCTTTGGCGTCCAACGAAGGCAAATTAAAAGATGGTTATGCTTCCACAAAAAGCGCAGGCCAACAGGCCAAATCTCTGCGTGAGCGCGGTCAGGGTTTTCGGCCGCAAGCGGCTCCATCCCCGTGGAAACAGGTGAGGCGCAAGCCAAGCCGAAAATGGATGGATGCCGAGATGGAGAGACTGCGGGAAGAAGTGCGCGCGCTGCGCAAGAACCAACAGCGCTTGCAGTCAATCCTCTCGAGACTCGAACCTGTGCGGCAGGCACAGAGGCCAGCTCGAGGTCCAAACAGTCAAAGGACTCGGGTAGAAACAGGCAAGTCAGGCGCATGCATCGAGCAAGCGAAGCCGGCTACATTGAAGGGTGGGTCGACAAGGTCAAGCCAAGTCAAGCAGTCCAAGCCCAGTGGTTCCAGGAGGTCAAGTCAGTCCAGTACTGGAACACACGTGACATCTGCCCCAAGTGTCGGAGCAGTGAAGTCAACTGGACAGCCCATCGCGACTACACCCTCCCCAGTGGACACGTCGTCTACATCCATGGCATCTATTGCTTCGCAAGGTGCTGTGAAAGGCTGTATGCCGGCCCTAAATCGTCCTGTGTATGGTAGTAGAAGCTACGCAGAGGCGGCGTCTCTTGTTAAGGACCAAGAGAACGTCGCATTCAAACCTGAACTAACCACCGTGAGTCGGGGCAAAGTTGACAAGGCCACGCGTTTGGAGTTCAGAAGAGCCAAGGAGTCGGTAAGTGAGTCCGATTTGCAATATTATTTGACGCTCAAGTTTGCGTTTGTCCCTAGAGACAAAAATATTTTGCGGGCTATGGTTCTTAAGGCTGAGGTTTACTTAAAATCCTATGATCTGACTGGAATGTCCTCTGAGGAGGTGTACAAGATGGTTATGCGAGTAGTCAGAAGCGCTATTGCCATCCCTAAAGATGAAGAGCTAGTCAGAGCAAGTCTTAAGAACTCTGATGTCCTGGAGGTGATCAACAAACATCATAAGTTGGTCAGCAAGGGCATCATCGGCCATGTCGGAAATTTGACTGGTAAGACCAGTCTGTCACTGCCGGATCAGGCTTGAGGTAGTCAGACTTTGGGTGCCATTTGCTATGGTAAAATAGGGCAGTCATCATTATTGCCAGGCTGTGGTAACAACGTCCCAAAGTCCGACTGTGAGTGTAAAAGAGTCACTACAAAACTCTTTGGGTTCAAACCAGATATTCCCAGTGTGGTTTGGACCCACAAGTCTTGTGTGTGCAATGAGAAGGCAGCTCTCTCATTGCGTCATCAAATCGACACAAATGCCCGATACACAAGCAATTTGTCCTTACGATCAGTGCTTATGCCTTACATTGGTCGTGTTGCGCCGGTGAGTGAAGCTGTCATTATGCACCATGCCACTCCCCGTAAGCGCAAATTGTTAGAACAGGCTAGCAAGTCATTGGAGTCTAAGCCTCTATGTCATGCTGATGCAGCAGTTCGTATGTTCTTGAAGGATGACAAATACCATAGTTGGAAGCAGGTCGTCCCTAGATGCATACAGTACCGTAGTAAAAGGTACGCGTTGCCATTAGCCTGTTACCTCCATCCCATAGAACAAATGGTCTATGGGTGGAACGACCTTTCTGGGACACCGATTTTTGCTAAATGCCGGAACCTGACGTAACGAGGGAATGACATCGCCGCTAAGATGGATTTCTTCTTTGATCCCGTGGCCGTTTCGTTGGATCATTCAAAGTTTGACGCACATGTTAACATGCAGCTTTTGGACCTGGAGCACTGGTTTTATAAACAGTGTAATAGATCCAGGTTGCTTGCACAGTTGTTACATTGGCAGCGGTTGAACCGTGGATCCACCAAGAACGGCACAAAATTCGTCACGCGAGCAACCCGTATGTCAGGTGACCAAAATACTGGTCTAGGCAATTCCATCATCAACTTTGCTATGACTGAAGCCCTCATGGCTGGAACCAAACACTGTCTTTACATCGACGGTGATGATTTCATTGTTTTTGTAGAGAGGGCGGATGCTAAATACGTGGACCCTAAGGGGTACCTCCAATTTGGCATGCATACAAAGTTGGATAGTCAAACATCGGTTATTGAACATATTGAGTTTTGTCAAACAAGACCAGTGTTCAATGGGTCGGGGTACACCATGGTTCGTAATCCCCAACGTATGTTGAAAAGAGTCCAATGGGGTGTGGGAAAATTTCATCCATCCTACACACCTAAATATTTGGCGTCAGTTGGTCGATGTCTGATGTCAATTGGTTTTGGTCTCCCTGTTGAAGCTTATGTTGGTGCGAAGTTGGCCAAGTTGAGCACAGCCAACGTTTTGACACCTTACACCATGATGGCTAACAAAATGCCGATGCGACCGCTTAGAGCGTTTCTAGTTGAGCCTAGTTCACTCACTAGATTATCGTATGAAACCGCATGGGGACTTTCCCCAGCTCAACAACAAGA